CACCCCTCACTGACAAACTGGTGAATTGCTTCCAGCTCGTCTTTGAGTGCACGCAACGTCGAAGGACGTGCGACAGACATGTAGTTGTTCCCATCGAACGTGGGAATGTCGCGCTCAGCCATCTCGTCAGCGATCAACTTGCCGTGCTGAGTCAGGAACTCCTGAGCCGGTGCGCCTGAAGGGATGCCGTTCTCTGTCACGGAGATCGTTGTTGCCGTATCTCCGACGACTCGAATGGGCGTCAATTCAAATTGCGCATTGGCCGAGGAGTCGAGCACTTTACGTGCGTCGTTCTTCAGCACCTTGTGGATCACCTCGGTCACCGGATGCTCTGAGAGATCATCCAGCTTCTTGGTGTACGGCACGCTGTTGCCGAATTCCGTGATGGTCAGTGTCGACTGCGTAATCGTGTAGTTCGACTCCGGCATCGTTGCCGTCTCAGCGAGCTGACCACCTTGGGTCTGCACATCGCTGTAGACGTTCCAGTTGAACTGGTCGCCTTTGCCGAGACCAAATGCTTCTCTTGCATCACAGAACTGACGAAAGCGGACCATCGGCTGGAGCGCGGTCCTGAGCTTGCGGCTCAGGTTCACGGAGAACATAAATCCCCCGAGCGCGTTGGTTTGCCAAACTTGGCCTGCCATTGAAAGTACCTCCTAGATACCTAACGAGGACACTAGGTTGCCTGACCCCGGTGCGTTCGATACTCAGCAAGGATCTCCTGCGGAGTCTGCTGAGCTTCTTCGTCGCTTTCCACGTAGCTCTGTTGTTGTGAGCTGGCCGCGGGTGCCGGGATCGGCACCAAGTCCTCTTTCCGTTGTTGACGTTGATCATCGGAAGGTATCTGCGGCTCCGGCGTGGTGACTCCTTTCATCTGGTCCACCCAAGCCCGAGTACGCTTACCCGATTCCAACATGACCTGAGACGGCAACCAATCAGGATGCTCCTTCTCGATTACGTCGGTCATGTTGTCCGCCATGCCGTACAGATTTGCGTCGGCCATGATCTCGGGATAATCCTTCTGAAAGGCTTGATAGCCTCCCTTGATGTCCCGGTCTCGCTCGGCCTTTGTAATCCGTTGCATAGCGGTTTGAGCTGCTTGCTCAGCGATAGCATTCTGATCAATCGGCGCAGCCGCTGCTGCAGGTGCAGCTGTCGGTGTGCGCGTGCGATCGATCAAAAACGTCGCCAGCTTGTCAGCTGCGGTGTCTTCGTCTGCTGTGAACAACTGAGACACGATATTTTTCGCTTCGGCATGAAGCGCGTCTTCGTCCACGTCCTCAGCCGGAGGCTGGGATGGCGGCGCTTGCGTCGCCTGCTCCATACGAGCTTGGAGAGCGGCTTCATTCTGCCGGATGATCTCCTCGCGCGCAGTGAGCTGACGCTGCATCTCGGTCGCATTTTGCAGCCGTACCTCGGCTGCTTCGTGCTTTTGAATTTGTTGTTTAGCACGATCGAGCGGGATCAACATGTCCTGCCCTTCGATCTTGGCCTTGAACATCGGACGACCTTCATGCATCACGATGTACTCGGCCAGCGGGTCATCTGCCAGGTGCTCCGGCAACCCAGGTGCTGCAGGTGGCGGCTCGTGCATGGGCGCACGTTCTGCCGCGCCATCAGCTGCGGGTGGCGGCGGAGGGTCTGGCGGACGCACCTCCAATTCTTGTTCTTCGCGTACCTGGGCATTGTACTCTGCGATCTGCCCTTCACGCTCAGCCTGGATCTTCTCTTCCATCGACTCCAGGATCGCGTCACGCGGATTAACGTACTCTTCGTTCGGTTGCTGCTGTTCTGCGCCCGGTTGGGTAGCTTCAGCCATTCGTTTTATCCTCGAAACTCTTCTAGTTGCTGCTCTGCGTTTCGCCCGTTGACGATCGCCTCTGCACACCAAGCTATGAAATTCTGAGCGTGAGAGGCTTCTTGTTGAAGCTTGTCGAACTCCTCCGCAAAGGTAGGAAGAGAACTGTTCAGCTCCACCATCTTTTCTTTAACTTCCTCCAGTGCAATCTTGGCGCGTCCATGCAGATAGCGTCCCGTTGCACTCTGAAGAAACTGCTGCACCTCGATACCGAGCCGCGCTTCCTCGAAGTACGCGCGCTCGGTATCGTTGATGAACTCGACACCGCTGTAGTCGATCTCTGCCACTACTTGCCCTTGTACCGACCTTTGCGGGTGTTCATGCTGCGCCCGAGATTACTCGCGCCGACACGTCCACCTGATTGAAAGCGACCTTTGCCGCTCGCGGGTTTGTGCTCTGGATTACCGTAGTGCATCCTTCCGGCCATTTTACGTCCTCCTCTGTGAGTTCCGGTGATGGTGCCCTTGTTCTGCGATGCATAGAAAACCGACGTACCTTTTTTCGCGCCGTATTCCTCGGTCATCGCAGCCTTGATCTTTCTCCCCTTCTTAGTCAGTGGCATTAGATTCCACTCCCTGTGCGCCGCTTCTCTTCCAGCTCCACCAGGTGCACGTTCTCTCTGAGAGCTGTGGTGTCGCGCTCGGTCTGCAGCTTCCGCCCCTCCAACCCGAGCATTGAATACATCTTCTCCATCGTCAGCTCCTTCTCCAACGCGAGCTTGGCAAAGCCGAGCTGCGCGTCCATGTCGAGCCGCATCAGCTCACGCTGGTGTCTGAGCTGGTTGTCCTCACGGCGATACTGCAGCTCCTCCTTCTTCATCTGGATCTCGGGTGGTGGTCCCGGATCCGGTCGCGACTGCTGCTCCGCTTCCCACTCCTCATCGGTCATGAAGAAGCGTGAAGAGTCCTTGTAACCGAGCGAACCGAAGATCTCATCACCGACGTTGATCGCTTTGATGCGTCCCGCCATTTCCGGCAAGCTCGCTGTCTGCGTGACACCGAAGATCAGGCGCTCAACACGCCGCACGGGATCAGTGTTGCCGATACCGACGTTGACACGCACGGTGAGATCCTGGCGCAGGATATCGTCGGTCAACTCGCTGATACCGTAACGCAGCCACATCTGCGACTTCTTGGCCGCGAGTGTGAGGATCGTCTGATCGGTCTCGTAGTATTGGATGAGCTTCACGAGCTGCTTCAGCACCGGCTCCATCCAGGTCTCGAAGAAGATGCGCAGCCCATAGTCCTGCACCGAGCCCGCGGTTTGCTGCACCATCGAGATGCCGCCAACGGTCTCGTTGAGGTTCTTGTTCGATTGCACGGATCCCGGCGAGAACGAGCCCACCAGCTCATCCATCTCGACAGCCAACCGGTCCTGCTCCTGATAGCTCGATGCGGTGACGTCGTTGGTCTCGACTGTCTTCACGTCCTTGTCGGGATCGTTCATCATCACGCCCCCGCCTGGGACGTTGCGCACCAACGCATCGAGATCCACCTGGGATCCGCGCCGCACGTAGTAGCGTTTATTGAGCACCAGCTTGACGTTGTCGAGCCGCTGGTTGGCGATGATGTTCAGCTCTTCCTGCAGACCCGCGCTCTGCTCGACGTCGCCTGCAGGGTAGTTGCGGAATGCCTCGATGGTCGAGAAGCCAACTACGAAGGGACGCTCACCGCGCGCCAGGTGTGGATACGCCTCAGAGACCTTGACCGGCCAGGTGAGCAGCAACTCGGTGCCCATGGTCCAGAACATCATGTCCTCGCCGTTCACACGCACCAGGTTCAGGTGCGCCCAGAGCGTCGTGTAGGCGTTGCCGTGTTGCTCGTCTGCCGGATCGATGCGCTCGCGCCCCTCACGTGCTTGCCTGGTCCTGTCGTAGTTCTTGCGACGCGTTGCCAGGATGGATCCGAGCGAGTGCTTCAGCCACACCGGCTGACCGGTCTTCGGATCGACCATCTCCATGCGTTCGAGTGCCTCGCCCGCATACACCGGCATCATGTAGACCAGGTAGGGTGAAGAGGTAACCGGATCACGCCAGTCGCACATCGGATCGAAGCGGAAGTTCTCCGGCGCAACCAAATCACAGACCAGGTCATCGTGACGCACGATCGAGTTCTTGGTCCCGAGCGCATTGCCCGCCTCATCCTTCATCAGCGAACCGTTGTTGTCGAAGGCGGGCTCGTAGCTGGTGTCTGCCTGATAGCGCCAGTATTGAAAGCTGATGCAGATCCCGTAGACCTTGGTCGACTGAAAGCCACCCACTGCTGTCTGGAACCAGGGCATGCGTCTGTCGAGGCGATAGCTGAGGATCTCCTTGTTCACCTCCGCCGAGAGGCGTTGAACCTCGTTGCGCTCATCATCCGCCTGGATGTCGACAACGTCCTGCGTGGAGAACGCTGCTGCGGTAAGTGCTGCTTCCGACGATTTCACGAAGGCGCGTGTTTTGGGTCTGAAGACTCGTGATCGGCGGAAGTCTTGTCGGCGAAAATTCGTGTGCGGCGCGTGCTCGTTGTTGAAGTGACTGAGCGTGCGCTCCCACTGGTTGGTGATGTTGGCATCGAGGTAGTCAGTCGAGGTGGTGTACAGCTCATGTGCCTTCGCGATCAGCCAGGCCGAGGTGCTGGTGTCGCCCTCGTCCCACTCGCCCTCGGCGCGCTTGGGATCGCCGCCACCCCGCTCATAGTTGGAGCCACCTGCAGAGTCCGAGGGTGGAGTCTCACCCGGTGGCAGATCCTGCGGTCCACGCGTGTAGGGATCCTGCGCAGATCCGAATCGTTCCGAGCCCGCTTGTGCTTCAGCGGACAAGGGAGAGGAGGGAGAAGTCGGATGATTCGGATCCCCTTGGATCTGTCGGTTCGGGCTCGACTCCATGAACTCGGGATTCTGGTCGCCCTGTCGTTGATCAGCTGGCACCACTCACCTCCGCATGAGAATCGCTGGCGATGACCTCGTCTCTGACATCACGTGGCAGAGCTTCTAAGATGTCGGCATCGAACTTGCGACTGCGAGAGACACCATGGCGTTCAAGGATTTCCCCAGCAGCCTCCTTAGCGCGATCACAGAGCTGACTGAGGGACCGGTTGAGCATGTGGATGTGGTATCCCTTCGTAAGCGAGATGGAGTCGCAGGTGATGATGACCATGTAGCCCTCAAGATCAACGCGGACTCCCCACTGCCGGTTTGGGTAGTGTTTCACGAGGGTTGTGCCTATGTCTTTCGCGATCCACATCTCCAACTTGGCTCGCTTGACACCACTCAGCTCGAAGATCGAGATCTCGTTGAAATCGTCCGTGATCTCACGTCCAAACTGCCCTGACGATGTCGGTTGCGCGAGTCGACTCATGTCATGAAGTACCTGTCCTTGTAGAACGAGAGATCGCCTTTCACCTGAACCGGTGCACCAC